CGACCATCGCCTTGCGCTCTTCCTTTTGGATGTTGTAATTGACCTTCATGGTGATTTCCTCCTTTATGAACTTTGGTCACTACATACATGCCTCTGGTCGGAGTAATTAGCAAGCGGATTCTGTTGTATACACCGAATGCACAAAATGTGCAATTCCCGTAAGGACATAGAACACACAGGGAAGTGCGACGCCGTTCCCCCACATCTTGTACTCTGCCGCATCCGAGTGCGGATTCCTCAGCCATCTGCGAATCTGGGCATCTGTCTTGGGTTTCTTCCCACCCGTGATCTTTCGGTGCGTCTCAAAGACCGTGCGCCAGAACGCCATTTCTTCCTCCGTGGGATTATCCGTTTCAAGTCCCGCGCACCATCCGTCGGGAAACCCCTGCAAGCGTCCGCACTCGGTCGGTGTCAGCCGACGTACGGCATAGACGGGTTGATTGACGACCATCGGGTCTTTATAATCCCGCGCCATAAGCGTCGGGCATTTCTCCTTTGCCACATGAGAGTGGCAGCCTGTGGTCATGGCATAGACGGCATGACGGTCAGCGGTATTGAGCGTAAAGCTCACATTCTCTGCGATGCCGCTTCCCTGCGGACCGTTCTTCTCCTTCCGTCCGATCATCGAGCCTTGGATGGAGACGACCGCAACGCCGCCTTGACAGCACGCAGGATTCCCGCCGCTCTGGTCAATCGTTCGTGACGTCTCCGCTTCGTAGATGCCGGAGTGCGGATTGTCGGATTTCATCGCATTGGACTGGAACGAGGAGATGCCGTATGCCTGTACGTCCTTCAATACAAGCGGTTGATTGTTGCCGCCCGTGCCGTAATGGCGAAGCACGGTCGGACAGATTTCCAGAGGACCGTTGTACCGCGCATCCGAACCGTGTGACTCGAATACGGCGGGTACTTTTCCCGCACGAAGCGTTGGAGATGTCTCCTTCGCATAGCCAATGCTGCGGCTCTGTGCGGAATGCTCCGTACAGAAACCCGCACTTACCCTCTCGCTTGCCGTTCCAGTGCCATCCGCAAACTCTCGGGCAGTGCCTTGCCACGTAGCGAAGCACGGCGCAAGATCCCCGCGCACGCTTTCGGTGTCAAATAGTATCTCTCCGGCACTTGATCCTGCAAAATCTGCGACAAGGTAGATTCTGCGCCGACGCTGTGGAACTCCCCAGCCCTGCGCGTCCATGAGCCGGTAAGCAATGCTCCATCCGTCTCCCATGAGAATGTCTGCATATGCCCATCCGCCCTTTTCAGGCAAAGGCACCTCGGGTGCTTTCGGTTCTTTGATGCGGACGATCTCCGTAAGGACGGATTGGAAGTCCCGTCCCCCGGAACTCGAGAATGCGCCTGCGACATTCTCCCAAACGATGAATCTTGGGTATCTTCCATTCGTTGCACACCTCATTTCCCGAACAATACGGACGGCTTCAAAAAAGAGAACGGATTCTGTCCCATGCAGCCCTTCCCTCCGTCCCGCGATGCTGAGATTCGTGCAGGGCGATCCGAAGGTGATGATGTCCACAGGCTCGATCTCGTCCCCTCGGATATTGTGAATATCCCCGAGATGTTTGACGGAGGGAAGCCGCTTTGTGGTGACGCGAATCGGGAACGGCTCGACCTCCGATGCCCATTTCGGCGTAATCCCCGCGAGAACCGCCCCAAGTGTGAAGCCCCCGCTCCCGTCAAAGAGACTGCCGAGCGTCATTATTTCCCTGCCGTGGATGTCATCATGCGCTCAAGCATCTTGCCCGTCATCCAGATCGCCCCGTCGATGACAAGCGGCAGGAAGATGCGGTCACGGAATCTGCACCATCCCGTCTCCTTCTCTGCACTCTCGCGAAGTGCCGCCGTGTACGCCGCCGACACCTCACGCGCTGCGGGAAGCCCCTTCTCGTGCATCCAGAGGACGGTCGCTTCCTTCGCTTCCGTCCGCACGAAATCTCCCACATGGTTCTTCAGCTCATTTTGAATGTGTTCCAGTTTCATCTTCAACACGCTCCTTCATAGTCCGTTACCCCACGCGCAATGGCGCGGGCAAATTCATCCTGTCGCGTACTGAGAAGCTGCGCATCGCCCGCATGGTCAATAAACGCAAGCTCCACAAGCACAGCGACTGCATCCGTGTTGCTCAGAACATACAGACCGTTGACACCGGGCTTTGCGCCCTTTGTGCCGCGATCCGTAGTCCCGAGTGATGTGACAATCTGGTTCTGAATGCAGTTTGCCAGTGTCTCCCCTGCGCCGCTTCCGTAGAAGTGCCACGTCTCAGTCCCCTGCGCCACTCCATTACAAGCATTACAGTGGACGGAGATGAATACGTCCGCACCGCTGCAGTTGGAAGCCGAGACCACTTCGTGTAGGCTGTCGGATTGCAGACAGTCGACCACCTCGACACCCGCTGTAGCGAGATACCCCGCCACAAGGTCAGCGACGTTCTTTGCAACGTCACATTCCCGCAGCCCGTATCCGCACGCGCCGGGGTCGGGATTTCCGTCCGGCGCATGACCTGGATTCAAAAACACACGCATCACGATTCCTCCTTCGGCACATCCGCATACGGAATGCGCTCACCGTCACGTTCCAAAAACACATCTTCGGCATTCCCGCCTTTGCTCTGAATGTACCTCTCAACAGCGACATCCACGAACTTCGGCTCAAGCTCCACGCCATAGCAGATACGGTTCAACTGCTCACAGGCGATGAGCGTTGATGCAGAACCAAGGAAGCCGTCGAGAACGATGCCGTTCGTCTGCGTACACTGCTTGATGAGATATGCGATAAGCGGCACGGGCTTCGAGGACGGATGTCCGCATCCGTCCTTCTTCGAGTCCTTGATGCGGTCGAATGCAAAGACAGTGGTCTGCTTCTGATCGCCGTACCATCTGTGCCGTCCGTCCTTCCTCCATCTCCAGATAATTGGCTCGTGGATGTACTTCCAGTCCGTGCGCGTAAGAACCAGTCGGTCTTTCTTCCACACCAGTCCTGCGCCAACTTTAAAGCCCGCATCTTCATAAGCGTCATGAAAGATGCGGGCTTTTGCCGTTGCGTAGAAAACATAGATGGAAGCGTCTGTCGCCATTGCCGAGTGGAAGGCGGTAAAGGCAGATTTGAGGAACTCGTAGGCGTCCTTGTCATTCAGATCATCGTTCTTGATCTTCCCGGAGGAACTTTCCAGAGCCACAAAATACGGCGGGTCCGTGCAGACAAGGTTGACCTTCTCACTGCCGAGCAGACGCTCGTATGTCTCTGGCAGTGTAGAGTCTCCACAGATCACACGGTGCTTGCCGAGATGCCAGACATCCCCTGTTTTAGCAACACAGGGCTTTGCGAGTTCTGCATCCACGTCGAAGTCGTCTTCCTGCGCTTCACCGTCATCCGGAGAGAGCAGATCGGCAATCTCGGTTTCGTCGAAGCCCGTGAGTGAGATGTCGAAGTCCATGCCTTGCAGGGCTTCCATCTCAACGCGCAGCATTTCCTCGTCCCAGCCCGCATCGAGTGCGAAACGGTTATCCGCGAGGATGTATGCCTTCTTCTGCGCCTTGGTCAGATGGTCGACGAATACGCACGGCACATTCTCCATGCCCTCCGCCCGTGCAGCCATAACGCGCCCGTGTCCTGCGAGAATACCGTAGTCCTTGTCGATGATGACGGGACTGACGAATCCGAACTCCCGCAGACTGCCGCGCAGCTTGTTGATCTGCTCGGGCGAATGCGTCCGTGCGTTGTTGGCATACGGAACGAGTCTCTCAATTGGAACGAGCTTCATCTCCGATGTTGTTTTGTTCAACCAAATCCCTCCCTACTTCCTCGAACGCAGCAGCCGCTCCATGCGATCCTCTTGCGGAGAGCCGACGAATGTCGTGGTGCAGTTCTGCTTTACGATGTCGAAAATCTCATACCAGAGCAGATTGGACTGTTTCTGGAATGCCTGTCCCATCTGGACAAAGGGGCTTGCAATCGCCCCTCCGGTGGTCGGATGCTTGCCGATGAGCCCGTATTGACTCATTGCCTCCTCACACTGGATGAAGCGGGCAAATGCCTGTGCGTAGCTTTCAATGAGCCGTGGATTCACAAGCCGCTCACAGCCGCGCTCCTTCAGCCACAGCCATGTCTCGCGGAAAATCTCGTCTGCACCGAGCGGCTTTCCGTTGCGCTGCCTTGCAGATAGGAACTCGCTCGGGGTTGGCATCTCTTCCCCATAGAGGTCGGCGGCATCCACAAGGTCTGTGCCGTCCAGTTCCGTCATGGGGAACTCCATGATGTGCGCTGTTCGCCCGCCCGCGATTTTATCTGCGAGTGGTTCGGGTTTATCTCCCGCCCGGATGCGCCGTCCTCCGCGATTTGTACCGTCACGCGCCATCTTCTCGCCCCCTTCCCTTAATACCCTGTTTGAACCGACATTTTTGTGCGTACGCCCCCTCCCCGGTCCACTAACGGCGCGGTTTTAGAGACTTGACCGCCCCCTGGGGGTCTAGCGGTCGCCTCTGCCGCGCTGATGAATCCGCTCATGACAGGATACGCAGAGCGACATCAAGTTGCTCTTATCGTGCGTGCCGCCGTCGGCGAGAGGTCGAATATGATGCACAAGCGTCGCAAGGACGTATCTGCCCTGCTCTTTGCATTGCTCGCAGAGCGGATGCCCCGCCAAGTGACGGTCGCGAATCCCACGCCACACGCTGCCATACCGCTCGTGCTGATCGTAGCCGCGAGTGAAGTGGTCGTAATGACGCTGCATAACTTTCTCGTGGGCCTCACAGTAACAGCTTTTTCGATCCGTAAGGTTCGGACAGCCCGTCATGCGGCAGGGACGTTTCGGCTTTCTCGGCATCGCGCACCTCCATCAAAAAAGCCCTCACAGAGAATTACTTCTCCGAGAAGGCTGATTCCATATCCTATTCTTGCTGAGTGTATCATATCACTGTCAAGGTAGTGACATCAAGACGACATCGACTGCCATTTAGTGACATTTAGTGACATCGGAGAAATATTTTTCAGTCCAACGCCATGCAGACGATAGATTTGTCGCAGTCCAAGCTTCATCTCTGTCGCAATTTCCGCCCACGAACGGTAGCCCATGTAACGGAGGTAAAGAACACGCCGTGCTTCTTTGTCCTCCACCTGCTGTATCGCTTCGTAAATCTCGGAACGCAGGTCAACGAGCCGATCAATCTCAGCATCTATCTTCTCTTCACGCTCAATGATTTTTGCAATGCTGTCGGAAAGCTGGGACGTATTCCTCGTTGCATTGCTCGGCATTCCCGTAATGACGGCCGTGGTCTTTTCTGCCATGCTGCGGAGAACCGCGACCTCCTCCAACATGCTCTGGATTTCATTGTCAATGTTCCGTGCCTGACTGAGATATTCTTTCGCTGTCATGCAAATTCCCCCTCTAACTGTTGAAGAAGCCACTCTCCGTTTATACTCGTCAACTGACCAAACCATGCGGAATGAAAGAACCGCTCCGTCTCAGAACGCATCGCCACCGCCTTAATATTCTGCGGGTCTTTGCCGAGAGCCGTCCGCGCCCACCGATAGTCTTTCGCCGCCTGTTCGACGATGGCGTTTGCAAGAATCTCATAGTTCATCATGAGGATTCACCTCCAGATTTGCTTTGACGGCATCAATGAGTGCCGTCTGCGTCTTGTCCTTTCGCCCGAGAGCCCGCATGACATTCTCATCAATTGTCCCTGCTGTGATGATGTGGTGGATAACCACAGTCCCCGTCTGCCCCTGCCGATAGAGCCGGGCATTGGTCTGCTGATAGAGTTCCAGACTCCATGTAAGCCCGAACCAGATGAGCGTCGAGCCGCCGAATTGAAGATTCAGTCCGTGTCCCGCCGATGCGGGATGAATCACGGCGACCGGGATTTTGCCCGTATTCCAGTCCGCAATGTCTGCACTCGACCGAATATCACGAACAGGAATCCGCGCTTTGATCCTCTCAAGATCATGCCGATACCAATATGCAACGAGTACGGGCTTTCCGTTCGCACTCTCGATAAGATCCTCAAGTGCATCCAGTTTGCGGTCATGCAAATGCACGGACTTCCCGTTCTCCGTATAAACCGCTCCGTTTGCCATCTGGAGGAGTTTTCCGGAAAGTGCCGCCGCACTAACGGCATCAATCTCCGTACCACCAAGGGCAACCACCATGTCCTGCTTCATCCGATCATAGAGATCCCGCTCATGCTCCTCCATAGCGACACACACGCTATTTGAAATGATCTGCGGCATTTTGAGATAATCCTTGGAACGCATGGAAATCGTGATATCCTCAATCCGACGGTAGATTTCATCCTCCGCACCCTCGCGTGGCTTATAGCTGAACACCATCTGTTGATTCCGTTTGTCGGGAAGGAAAAAGTCATTGCGGTAATGGGAGATGAATCTGCCGAGCCGCTTGCCCATATCCAGAAGACGAAACTCAGCCCAGAGATCCATAAGCCCATTTGCCGACGGTGTTCCCGTAAGCCCTACGATCCGCTTGACCGTGGGACGCAGCTTCAAGAGTGCACGGAACCTTTTCGCCTGATGAGATTTGAACGATGAGAGTTCATCAATGACGATCATATCAAAATCCATTGCTACGCCGCTTTCTTCGATCAACCACTTCACATTTTCTCGGTTGATAATATACACATCCGCACGCTGCACGAGTGCCGCCGTCCGTTCCCTCGGTGTTCCCATAACCACAGAGGCGCGGATGTTTTTTGTATGCTCCCACTTTATGATCTCCGACGGCCATGTGTCACGCGCTACGCGCAGCGGAGCGATAACGAGTACCTTTCCGATCTCAAAGAAGTCATGCAGGAGTTCCTCGATTGCCGTAAGAGTGATGACTGTCTTCCCAAGCCCACAATCCAAGAAAATCGCGGCTTCCTTGTGATGAAGGATAAAATCCTTGGCGTATGTCTGATAAAAATGCGGTTCATAACGCATTGATAATTCCTCCGATCTCTTCTTTCCCATCGACCACATAGACCTTGAATCCGAGCGCACGCAGCTGCTCGATACGTCGCACCTGCAAGGGGCGTGGCTTCCTGCCCGGAGCCTTGAGTTCCATAAAGCACATCTTTCCGCCCGGCATAAGCACAAGCCGATCCGGCACACCCGCATGTCCCGGAGATATGAACTTCAGTGCAAGCCCACCGTGTGATTTTATGACCATTGTGGTGTATCTTTCCAAATCACGCTCTCGCATTGATATTCCTCACTTTCAAGTCATGAAGTGATGGTAGTGATGGTTGCCGCCCATATCTTTATATGGCGAATTGTCAAGTCAAGTGCAACACCTTATTGAAAAAGACTTCATAAGGAGTTCTCCAAGCTAAGCATTTACGCGGAC